CCAAAGACCCGGACAGCCGCATCAACAAAAGCCTACGGGCTTGGAAATGCTGATATGAACGACATCGTACTGACAGAGCGAGAAGAAGCAATTGCCAAGAAAGCGGCGAAGCTGGCCATCGAAGAGATGTCTGGCGAGTTCTACAAGCTGGTCGGTAAGACCATTGTGGAAAAGCTGCTGATCTGGATTGGCATTCTGGTTGTTGGGTTTGTGTTTGGTAAAGGCTGGATCATCAAGGTCTGACATGCCAAGCACGAGTAAAAAGCAACACAATTTCATGGCGGCGGTGGCCAATAACCCATCGTTTGCCAAGAAAGTAGGAGTCCCACAGTCCGTGGGACAGGACTTCAACAAGGCCGACAAAGGCCGCAAATTTTCAAAGGGTGGTGACACTATGGCTTCCAAAATGAACGCTGGCTTCATGGCAATGATGGCTAAGAAAAAAGGCGAGGGCCCCTCCGCAATGGGTAAGCCTGTTATGAAAAAAGGCATGGACATGGCCAAAGACGGCATGAAAAAGATGGCTTCTGGTGGCATGACTTCGCTGGCTAAACACGCAGCCAAACCCGCATCCAAAGCGCACGCTGGCCTCAAAGCCGGTGGCATGGCCAAGGGTGGCGGCATCGAGTCCAAGGGTAAAACCAAGGGCAAGATGGTTGTCATGAAGTCCGGCGGCAGAACCTGCTAAGGAGCCGTCATGGCTGAGCGCGACAAAAATGATACGGGTGTAACGACATACGACAAGCTGCCTCGTGGCCAAAAGGAAGAGATTGACAATCGACGCCGTGCCGCAGTCAGAGCCGCTGAAGACAAGCCCAAGCGCCGCATGGGTGATGTCGTGGCGGACGTAGCCGCGCTCAGTCCATTTGCGCCGCGTGATAGCGGTGGCTCACAAAAGTTCTACAGCGAAGGCCGTCAGAAGGCGATTGACGCCGCAAAAGATCGCGCCGAGTACAAAGACTTAAAGTCTGGCCCGACCAAGCTGTTTAAAGTGCCTAAAGGAACTCCCGGCATGTCTATGGAGGAGCGGGCGTCTTTGCGTGAGTCCAAAGTAGAAGAGTTTGCAAAAGGCGGCAAGGTGTCCTCGGCTTCCAAGCGTGCAGATGGCATAGCCCAACGTGGGAAGACACGAGCATGATGCCGAGCCGTGGCATGGGGGACATCAACCCCAGCAAAATGCCCAAGGGCAAGAAGATCACCCGCAAGGATGATCCGAACAAGGTTGACTTGTTTGCTAAAGGTGGTAAGGTCAACGCGGCTGGCAACTACACAAAGCCCGGGCTTCGCAAGAAGATCGTGAGCCAAGTCAAAGCCGCTGCAACGCACGGCACTGGCGCAGGCCAGTGGTCAGCCCGCAAGGCACAGCTTGTTGCCAAGAAGTACAAAGCCGCAGGCGGCGGGTATAGAGACTGACATGAAGGCACCGCAGAAATCCCTCAAAGACTGGGGCGACCAAAAATGGAGGACGAAAAGTGGTAAAAAATCTTCTGAAACAGGTGAGCGATACCTTCCAAGCGCTGCGATTAAAAGTCTCAGCCCTGCTGAGTACGCTGCGACGACCAAAGCCAAGCGGGCAGGAAAAGCCGCCGGGAAGCAGTTCGTAGCACAGCCCAAACGTATTGCAAAGAAAACAGCAGGGTTTAGATAATGGCAGTCTCCGGCACCACCAGCTTTAATCTCGACTTGACCGAACTGGTCGAGGAGGCGTTCGAGCGCGTCGGTAGCGAACTGCGCACGGGCTATGACCTGAAGACGGCACGCCGGTCTTTAAACCTGTTGTTTGCTGACTGGGCCAACCGTGGCGTGAACATGTGGACGTTTGAGCAGGGGTCCATCACGATGGTTCCGGGCACTGCCACATACAACCTGCCGTCAGACACCGTTGACCTTTTGGAGCACGTCATCCGCACGGGCGCAGGCAACTCGGCCACACAGGCAGACCTGACCATCACGCGTATCAGTGTTTCTACCTACGCAACCATCCCCAACAAGCTGGCCCAAGCCCGCCCTATTCAAGTCTGGATTGAGCGTCTTCAGGAGGCCCCGCGCATCACCGTGTGGCCGGTGCCAGATGACAGCCAGACCTACACGTTCGTGTACTGGCGCATGCGCCGCATTGATGACGCTGGTGGCGGTGTGAACACGATGGATGTGCCGTTCCGGTTTATCCCCTGCATGGTGGCGGGGCTGGCCTACTACTTGGCCATGAAGATTCCCGGGGGCGTAGAGCGTCTGGGCGTGCTCAAACAGCAGTACGACGAGGCTTGGCAACTGGCTTCGGACGAAGACCGCGAGAAGGCGTCTGTACGGTTCGTGCCGCGCCAGATGTTCATTGGAAGTGGTACGTAAGTGGGCAACCGGTTTTCCTCCGGCAAGAACTCGATTGCCGAGTGTGATCGGTGCGGATTCCGTTTTAAGCTGACGCATTTGCGCCGCGAGACAGTCAAGACGAAGGTCCGGGAGATTCTGGTGTGCAGTAGTTGCTGGGACCCGGATCAGCCGCAGTTGATGTTGGGTATGTATCCGGTAGATGACCCACAGGCTGTCCGTAACCCCCGTCCAGACCGCAGCTACGTGGCCTCTGGGACCTTGGCAAACGGTTACCAAGGGGAAGGTAGTCGGAATATTCAGTGGGGCTGGAATCCTGTGGGCGGCTCTAGAGTTTTTGATGACGCACTGACACCCAATTTATTGGCTTTAGGTGTGATAATTGGTACAGTGACAGTTCAAACGACGTAAGGAGTCGATCATGGCATTTACAAAATCCGCAGACGGTATTGCAAGCAAGGGCAAGACCAAGGGTAGAAATCTGGGCGACAGCGGCCCCTCCGTAGCCATCGAAAAAGGTGGTAAGGGCGGTGCTGGTGGCAAGACCAACGAAGACATGCTTAAACTGGGCCGTGGTCTGGCCAAGGTCGCAAACCAAAAGCGAGGCTAATCATGGCTACCAAAGTAAATAATCTCTCCGCAGCGGCGTACGCCAAGCCCCACACCATGTCCGGCAAACCCGTGACCGTAGAGGCCAACCCGGGCAAGATGCCAAACCGCAGCAAGCTCGACACTGTGGACGCGACTGTTGGCAACATCAGCAAGTCCGCTGGCAATGAGACAACCAAAACTGCTGGCACGGTTACTCGCGGCAACGGTTGCGCCACCAAGGGCATCACCGCCCGTGGCCCAATGGCATAAAACATGACGTACACCGAGCTTGTAGCGGCGATCCAGTCGTACACAGAAAACCAGTTCCCAGCTACAACTCTGGCGGACGGTTCCACTGTGTCCAGCACAACACAGATTAACACTCTGATTGAGCAGGCCGAGCAACGCATCTACAACTCGGTGCAGTTCCCGTCTATTCGCAAGAACGTGACAGGCAGTATTACGGCCAACAACAAGTACTTGGCTTGCCCTAGTGACTTCTTGGCTACGTATTCAATTGCTGTCATTGACGCTACAGGCGCGTACGAGTTTTTGCTGAACAAAGATGTGAACTTCATCCGTCAGGCGTACCCACAGCCCACAGATACAGCCATCCCCAAGTACTACGCGCTATTTGGCTCGCAGAGCAATGACCCGAACGAGTTGACGTTTATTCTTGGCCCTACGCCAGATGCAACGTACAGCGTTGAACTCCACTATTACTACTACCCCGAGTCGATCACGACAGCAGGTACGACATGGCTTGGTGACAACTTTGACTCCGTGCTGTTGTATGGCAGCTTGGTTGAGGCGTACACGTACATGAAAGGCGAGACCGATATGGTTACGCTGTACAACACTAAGTACAATGAAGCCCTTGCCCTTGCAAAACGTCTGGGTGACGGTATGGAGCGTCAAGACGCTTATCGTTCCGGCCAATATAGACAGGCAGTAACATGACCATCGCACAAACCGCAACGACCAGCTTTAAAGTTGAACTGCTTCAGGCAATTCATAGCTTTGGGCCTACGTCTCCCGATACCTTTAAGGTTGCGCTGTACACAGCAGCGGCCAATGTCGGCCCGACAACGACTGTATATACAACGTCAGGAGAAGTTGTTGGCACGGGCTACACGGCGGGCGGCAACACACTTGCCATCTCC